TTTCTGTTTCATATACATCTTCATTATATGAAATTAATGGAAGACCTTTAGCTGCTAGTGCTCAGATAAATTTCACTTTATAGTATACCAGTATATTTATTAAGAAAGTATTTTTATGAATTTAAAATCAACGTTAGACAATTATCTTGGTAAATCAGTTAAATTTTCAGAAGAGGATTTAGGTGATGGTACTAAGCAAGTTTGTGATTTGGAAACAGGTGACTGCTATGTAGTGAGAGAAAGAGACGGTCTTATTGAAAGAGCTGGTCACATGCAAACAGCAAACAGAAAAGTAAGGGTTGAAACCGCGAGAGGTATAAAACAATTACTAAACGACTAATAACATGAGTTTGGACAAGAAAATTTTAAGCGAGATTGAACGTTATAATCAAATCAACAAGTATATAACAGAGCAAGCAGTTCCACCCCCACCGCCAGCAGATGCTGCGGCAGGAGCGGTTCCACCACCCCCACCAGCTCCAGGAGGAGCGGTACCATCCCCACCAGGAGGTGAGATACCAGGTGCAGTACCTCAACCTATTGATGTAGAAAACGACCCCGATGTTGAAAAAATCGACGACGAGGGTAAGTCTGAAGAAGAAGGTGGAGGAGAGTCAGGTAAAGAAGAGCTTGACGTAACAGAACTTGTTGACTCTCAAAAAAATATTGAGACAAAGCAAGAGGAGTATTTCAACAACTTATTTAGTCAACTTAATAATTTGGAATCTAAATTAAAAGATATGGATTCTTTAATGAACAAGTTGAACTCACTTGAAATGAAAATTGAGAAGTATAGAGAGAAGACTCCACAAGAGAAACTTGAACTCAGAACTTACGATTCATATCCTTTCAATCAAAAGTTATCTGACTTTTTTGAAGACAAGAAAGAAGATATGGAAAAGACAGGAAAAAATGATTATGTTTTAACTTCAGATGATGTAACAAATTTAAATGTTAACGACATCAAAAACTCTTTCCAACCAGGAAAGTTAGACAGTTACGACAACGAATTTAAAAGATAAAAAATAAAGGGACTTCAAAAGTCCCTTTTTAATTTGACTAATAGGGTAAACCCAATTATATTTAATAAACACTTAAAACTTTAAAAAATGAGTAATGTATTAGACGCCGTATTGGCACAGTATGAAAAAAATCAGATGGGCGGGGCCCAATCCAAAATGTCGCAAGACGAAAGAATGAAAAAGTATTTCGCTTTAATCCTTGGGGATAAAGAGAAATCAGGTCAGAGAAGAGTAAGAATTCTCCCAACACAAGATGGTTCCTCACCATTCAAAGAGGCTTGGTACCACGAAATCCAAGTAGGTGGTCAGTGGCAGAAATTCTACGACCCAGGAAAGAACGACAACGAGCGTTCACCACTTAATGAAGTTTACGAAGAATTGATGAGTACAGGTAAAGATTCCGACAAGGAACTTGCTAAACAGTACAAATCACGTAAGTTCTACATCGTGAAAGTTATCGACCGTGATAACGAGCAGGACGGACCAAAGTTCTGGCGTTTCAAACACAATTACAAGAACGAGGGTATCCTCGACAAAATTATTCCGATTTGGAGAAACAAAGGTGATATCACTGACGCTGAAAGTGGTCGTGACCTTATCATCGAACTTGCTAAGTCAAAGACTCCAAAAGGAAAAGAATATACAACTGTATCAGCAATCATGTATGATGACCCAGCTCCTGTGTCTGTAGAAAAAGACCAAGCTAAAGAGTGGGTTAACGATGAGTTGACTTGGTTGGATGTTTACAGTAAAAAACCCGTAGAATACCTTGAAGCGATTGCAAGAGGTGAAACACCAAAGTGGGATAACGACAAAGGTGGATATGTTTACGGTGACTCTACTGTATCGGAAGAATCATATGGTGGAAGTAAAAAATCATCTCCCGCGAAAATGGTTGACCCTCAAGCAGACGCTGACGTTGATGGTGATTTACCATTCTAATTAATAACAAACAAAGGGCGGTTAATAGCCGCCCTTAATTTATTTATATGGCAATCAAAAAGAACGATTTTACTAATTTAAAAAAGAAGTATTCTACTTCTGCAAAATATAAACCACAGAGGTTTTTGGATTTGGGTCCTGACTTCTTGGATGCGGTAGGTCTTCCTGGTCCTGCCATTGGACATATCAATATGTTCCTTGGACACTCTGATACAGGTAAGACAACTGCTGCAATTAAAGCTGCTGCGGACGCTCAGAAAAAAGAAATTCTACCTGTGTTTATTATTACAGAACAGAAATGGAGTTTTATCCATGCAAAACTAATGGGATTCCAATGTGAAGAGGTTGTAGATAAAGAAACGGGTGAGATGGATTGGGATGGATTTTTCCTATTCAATAACAATTTCAGTTATATAGAACAAATCACAGACTACATCAACGAACTTTTGGATGCACAAGAAAAGGGCGAGTTGAACTATAGTCTTTGTTTTATTTGGGATTCAGTTGGTTCTGTACCATGTAAGATGACCTTTGAAGGTAAAGGTGGTAAACAACACAACGCGTCTGTCCTATCAGATAAGATTGGTATGGGCATCAACCAAAGAATTTCAGGTTCAAGAAAATCAGATAACGAGTACGAAAATACACTTATCATTATCAACCAACCTTGGGTTGAACTTCCTGATAATCCATTTGGACAACCAAAGATTAAAGCTAAAGGTGGTGAATCAGTGTGGTTAAACTCATCATTGGTATTTTTATTTGGAAACCAAAAAGGGGCTGGCACAACAAAGATTACCGCAACTAAAGATAAGCGTTCTGTTAAGTTCGCAGTTAGAAGTAAGGTATCTGTTATGAAAAACCACATCAATGGACTTGGGTTTGATGATGGAAAGATTATTGTTACACCTCACGGGTTCTTGGCAGGAAAAGATTCTACTGAAGAAAAAGCTTCGATAGAAAAGTATAAGAAAGAATATGCCGATTATTGGAAAGATATAATCGGAGCTGAAGGTGATTTTACACTTACAGAAGAAAAAGAAGATTGATTGTTCACCCTTAAAGAAACTATGTGACGAAGACATTGTTGGTGGATGGGGATAACCTATTCAAAATTGGATTTCACGGGGTTAAAGACCTGTTCAGTGACGGTTCACACATCGGTGGAGTATATCACTTCATTAATACACTCAGACGATTTTTAGAGGAGCACAATCACGATAAGGTGGTTGTATTTTGGGATGGTGATTCCAACTCTTCAATACGCAAATCAATTTACCCACAGTACAAGGGCAACCGTCGTCAAGACATGAACGAGTACAAATATGAATCTTACTTGCAACAAAAGGCAAGAGTTAAGATGTATTTGGAAGAAGTCTTCGTTCGACAAGTAGAGATGGTCAACAACGAAGCTGATGACCTAATTGCTTACTATTGCCAAGTCGCAACAAACGAACAAATCATTATCTTCTCAGGGGACAAAGACCTCACCCAACTAATTTCCGAAAAGGTTACGATATTCTCTCCCGTTAGTAAGACTTACTACAAAAACGGGAGTAAAATAACAATCAATAAAGTGGACATACCCCACTACAATGTAACCTTAACAAAGGTTTTCACAGGTGATAAGTCTGATAATATTGACGGTATCGAGGGTTTGGGTGAAAAGACTTTGGTTAAACTTTTTCCTGTTATAACCGAAAAACTTTGTACAATTGAGGAATTGTTGGATTATGCCCACAAAAACTTTTCAAAAAAACCTCCAAAAGCAATCCAAAATATTTTGACTGGACGTACCAAAAATGGTATACTTGGAGAGGAGTTTTATGAAACAAATTCCAAAATTGTTGACCTAACTAGTCCTCTTATTACAAATGAAGGGAAACAATTAGTTGAACAGATTCATACCGATACAATTGACCCCACAGACAGAGGATACAAAAATTTGATGAGACTTATGATGGAGGACGGTCTCTTCAAATACTTACCAAAAAACGATGAGGCTTGGGTTAATTTCCTAAAGCCATTTATGAAATTGACTAGAAAAGAAAAAAGAAAATTATGATTGACTTAAGTTTAGCCTCTAAATTGAAGGCTCTTTATAAAACAAATTACCCTTTCCCGTACATTGTTATTGATAATTTTTTACCTGAATATCTTCTTAGAAGAACCAAAGAAGAAATTTTAAATCACGATGAATGGTATACGGATACTGTAGAGTTTACGAAAGAATTCGAACACAACAAATTATATTATCCTCAAGAAAAGACGGATATGAATGATTTCAAAGCAAAACTACCAATAACAAGTTTTGTTATGGATTACTTAAACTCTCCTGACTTTATAAAATTTTTGGAGGAGCTAACAGGTCATCCAAAACTTTTCAGAGACCCTACCCTCACAGGTGGTGGTATCCATA